AGACTAAATACAACGGTTAATCTACTACTAATACTTCTTCAGCAGATAGCCACAGCTACTTCTAAGACTGGAGAAGCCAGTCGATAGAAGCACATCGTCATGTTGTTTATGACGATAGTGTCTGCGTGCAATCAATGTAACACATATCTCAATCAAAGAGAATAGAAAGAGAATTGAGAATATAAATACAAGCAACAAGATTAGATTTTCCATAATAGATAAACTCCAAAGTGTGCGTTAAAAGCACGCACTAAAAGATTAATAGAATCAACTACACAATACAATGTGTAACAACTACTAATGTAACCATAGAGACACCACATTACACACATCTACTCGTCACTTTGTTATGGCATACTGTATCGTCAAGACAATAATTCGAATTAACATAAAAGGCTTTTAAGAACAAACAAGAAGATAAGAAGCAGAACAAAGTTAACCATAAGATAATCCTTTCACATTATTATAACATACAATATAGAGTGTATATTAAAACTAACTACACTACATGTAGTAGTCAACAACATATACTTAATCAAGTCAATGACTTAGACTATAAATCTATGTGGTCAATAGCGTGTTGTGATAATACAACAACATTTAACAATCAAGCAACTACCTCACTTAATATTAACAACATTGATACAACCACGTATTCATTAGGGGATAGAGGGGGGAACACTCATGCACTTCTTATATTGCACTGCAACTTAAAAAAATCTAATAAAAATTACCAAGTATCAGGGGTTACCCTATTGACTTTTACTTTAAAGTATGATATAATATTCTTATGATGTAAAGCATTTAACAACAAGAGACATAGATAACACACAAAGTCCCACTAAACTCTAATCTCTTATTATTATATCAAATGTATGATGTATCGACCACAAGTGTATCTTTCCTATTAAAGATATAAATATCCCTCTTTACTCTAAATATCGCTTGACTTTTCTATTTATCTGTGATATAATACTCTTATATGACAAATAATGTTAAAAAGTACTCTTTCTCAGAACTAAAAGATGATTTAGGTCGTTATCGTACTCAAAGTCTCTTTTGGGAGTTAAGATTTAGAGAAGATGAGGAGAAGTACCCTTGCTTCTTTACTCTTAAAGATTATGACCTTGAGAAGGAGGGTATCTTGTATCCTTCTCTTAAGAAGATTTATCTTTCGTATGACCACATCCCTGAGTTTGAGTATGAGTTTGCTCTAGATGTGTTTAACTCTTGGGATCATTGGCAACGTCTTGCTAACGATACAGTCCCTATGATCAAGAAAGAGATCAAAGCTTGGAGAGAAGAGTTGGACATTAGGATCAAAGCTAATGCTCTTAAGGCTCTTATAGCTACTTCTAGGCTAGATGACTCTAAAGGCTTCAATGCTGCTAAGTATTTAGCGGATAAGGGCTATGCTGTCTTAAATAAGAGAGGTAGACCTTCTTCTGAAGAGGTAGAAAGAGAATTAAGAGTTCAAGCAGGTGCTTCTAAAGAACTAGAAGATGATATGAAGAGATTAGGTCTAAGTGTAGTAAATGGAGGTAAGTAACTATGCCGTTTATGACTAATGGTAAAAGAGACTACAAGAAGGAGTTATCCTGGGAACATCAAGAGAAACCTTCTAGAGTAAAAGATAGAGCAAAGAGAAACAGTGCACGTAAGAAAGTAGGATTAAAAGTAGGTGATCCTAGACAGGTTGATCACAAGAAACCCCTTACTTCTGGTGGATCTAACTCTAAGGGTAACCTAAGAGCGGTATCTGCTAAGACTAACTTAACAAAAGAAGCATTACGTAAAAAGAGAGCTAGCTAAATGGCAAAGATTACACTACCAACCATAGCCTCAGGTTATGCGTCTATTACACAACTTAACTCTGCCTTCGACAGTATAGAAGCCGAGTTTAATAACAAAGTCCTCTACAGAGATAATCCAGCTGGTGAAGCTAACCAGATGGAAGTATCTATAGATATGAATAGTAATAGTATTACCAATGTGAATGGTATCTCTACTGAAACCATTACTGTTGATGGTATTGACCTAACAGCTCAGATTACTGCTTCTCAAGCTTCTTCTGCCGCTGCTGCTAGCAGTGCTGCTGCTGCTACTAATAGTGCTACTGCTGCTTCAGGTAGTGCATCTACTGCTACTACTGGTGCCTCTACTGCTACCACACAAGCTTCTAATGCAGCTACAAGTGCATCAAGTGCTTCTACCTCTGCTACTAGTGCAGCAGCATCAGCTTCTACTGCTACTACTCAGGCAAGTAACGCAAGTACAAGTGCAACTAATGCTGCTTCTTCTGCAAGTGCTGCCTCTAGTTCTGCTACTGCTGCTTCTGGCTCTGCTTCTACTGCATCAACACAAGCAAGTAATGCAAGTACATCTGCTTCTACTGCTTCTACTGCTGCAACTAATGCTGGCAACTCTGCTACTGCTGCTGCTACATCAGCTACAAATGCAGCTTCTAGTGCTTCCTCTGCATCTACATCAGCAACAGCTGCTTCTGGTAGTGCTACATCAGCAAGTGGTAGTGCTACAACAGCCACTACTCAAGCTACTAACGCATCAAACTCAGCATCTGCTGCCTCAACGAGTGCTACTAATGCCTCTTCTAGTGCATCCAGTGCCTCTACAAGCGCATCTAATGCTTCTACTAGTGCAACTGCAGCTTCATCTGCACAAACAGCTGCAGAATCTGCTCGTGATGCTACCTTAGCAGCCTATGATTCATTTGATGATAGGTACTTGGGGGCTAAAGCGTCTGATCCATCTGTTGACAATGATGGTAATGCTTTAGTAGCAGGAGCTTTATATTTTAATTCTTCTACTAGTGTAATGAAGTTGTACACAGGCTCCGCCTGGGTTGCCGCTTACGTATCTGGTACTGGGTTTGTAGCACAAACTTCAGGTACTGGCTCTGCTGATATTCCAACAGGTACAACAGGTGAACGAGATGGTACACCCTCTGCTGGTTACTTTAGGTTTAATACTACTACTGGTACATTTGAAGGACACAATGGATCTGCTTGGGGTTCTGTAGGTGGCGGTGCAACTGGAGCAGGTGGCGATACTGTATTTAGTGAAAATAGCATGATTGTAACTACTAGTTATACACTCACCTCTGGTAAATCAGCCGTATCAGTCGGGCCAATCACAATAAATTCTGGAGCCACAGTTTCCATTCCATCAGGCTCTCGCTGGGTAATCATCTAAGGATAAAATATGGCAGTTACATTAAACGCAAGTACGACAGCAGGACTGGAGTTAACTCCTGACACCTCTGGTGTCTTAAACCTACAAAGCGGTGGCACAACTGTAGTGGCTGTTACATCTACAGGGGCATCAGTAACAGGGTTACTAGAAGGGTCAACTAATTACACGGGCTTCAAAAACCGCATCATCAATGGTGCGATGGTGATTGACCAGAGAAATGCTGGGGCTAGTGTAACTGTAAATGACAATGAGCCATATACAGTAGATAGATGGCAAGCACAAGATAGTACTGATGGTGCTTTTACAGCACAACAAAACGCTGGTTCTGTTACCCCACCAAATGGTTTTACAAACTATTTAGGAGTTACTATCACTACTGCGGATTCTAGTTTATCTGCATCTCAATTTGCTAGATTACAGCAATGTATTGAAGGTTTTAACTTTGCTGATTTAGCTTGGGGAACTGCTAATGCTTCTACTGTAACTTTGTCATTTTGGGTGCGTAGCTCTTTGACAGGTACTTTTGGCGGTGCAGTACAAAATGGCACTAATAATCGTTCATACCCATTCAGCTACACAATTACTTCTGCTAATACTTGGGAACTTAAATCAGTAACTATTGCTGGTGATACTACAGGCACTTGGGCAACAACAAATGGTAGAGCGTTATTTCTTCAATTTGGTTTAGGTGTTGGTTCAACCTATTCAGGCACTGCTGGGGCATGGGCAGGGGCAAATTATGTTTCAGCAACAGGTGCAACATCAGTAGTAGGCACTAACGGTGCTACCTTCTACATCACAGGTGTTCAACTAGAAAAAGGCAGCACAGCAACATCATTTGATTACAGACCTTATGGGACAGAGTTAGCTTTGTGTCAAAGATACTTATTTGCTTATCGTAGAACAGGTAACGACCCTGTTAGTGTAGGCTTAACTTTTAGCCCTACAGCTGCAGGATTTATTTTTCCATTGCCAGTAGCCCCTAGAGTCCCTCCAACTGGGGCAGTTGTTTCAAATGCATCTGATTTTTATGTAGTTAATCCAAGTGCTTCAAATGCATTTACTTGTAGTACCCTTGTTTTTGGTGCAGGAACAAACATTACCGCTGCTTTGAACGCAACTTTTTCTAATAATGGAGGAGCTGCTGGACAAGCAAATATTTTACACTCAAACACAGCGGGTGCATATTTTTACTTTACAGGAAGCGAACTATGACAACACCAATATGGAAATTATTACCTGTAACCTTATTGCAACCAACGCAAGTTGTTTATAGAACATGGTCTGATGGACATCAAGAATCTTGCTTGGTGACAACACCAGAATACTTAAAATGGCTAGAAGAAGGCAACACACCATTACCAGCAGGAGAAGAATAATGCCATTAGTCATCGCAGGTGCAACAAGCGGAAGTACGACAGTTCAAGCCACAGACGCAGTCACGGCAACCATCACGTTACCAAGTGCTACGGACACATTAGTTGGTAAAGCAACAACGGATACTCTTACCAATAAAACATTAACACTCCCAGTAGTGGGTACAACCATTGGTGTCGGTGGTGCTACTCCAAGTGCATCAGGTGCAGGTATTACATTCCCTGCCACACAATCAGCCAGTACAAATGCTAATACGCTAGATGATTATGAGGAAGGTACTTGGACACCTGTTATTGGTGGTGCAACTAGCGAATCAGGACAAACATATTCCTATAGAGCGGGTACATATACAAGAATAGGCAATACTGTCGTTGCAAGGTTTGATGTTAGAGCTTCTGTAAAAGGAACAATTACAGGTGAGTTACAAATTAAAGGTTTTCCGTTCACTATGTCAGGTGGCAATTATGGAAATATATCTTTTTACTATAATATGGCAAGTAATACAACTTATATAGCTTTACAAGGAACTAATGGAACAGCAGCGTATGTTGTGGGAATGACAACCGCATCTACAGCATTAAGTTATTTTACTGGAGCAAATATAGCAAACGATATATTTTTACAAGGCACTATTGTATATCAAGCAACTTAATTAACTACACCATATTAGTGTAGTCGGACACAACAAAGGAGAAACACAAATGGCATTAACAGAAACTAAGACAATTGACCAGATTACAATTACGGAGAACGGCACTATCCTCTACCGTGAGGCTACTCGTATTTTAAAAGATGGTGAGCAGATAGCACAAACCTATCACCGTTCTAGTCTAGCCCCAGCAAGTGATTTAACAGACGTACCAGCTAACGTAGTGGCAATAGCTAATGCAGCTTGGACAACAGATGTA